ATAACATAACAGTGACAGCAGTAGTATCTGAGACTGAGATAACAGCATCACAGAATCATATTAATAACATACAAAATAATTCAGTATTATGATCTCTTACCAATCAATAGTAGATAAGATTACTGCTTTCTATGACAATCATGCACAGGTAAAAAAAGTAGGCTCAGACTTTAAAGAGCAGATGGTAAACTTTGCTACTGCAGATGAGAAGTATCCTTTAGTCTATGTAGTACCTACAGGAGTTACTCCATCTGAGAATGTTACTACCTTTAATTTAGAGGTATATTGCTTTGATATCATACAGATGGATAGAGCTAACATCACTACTATCTTATCAGATACTCAGCAGATACTCCAGGATCTATACCTAGAGTTTACATTCAGTGATGACTATGCATTTGATATAGATGGACAGCCTATCTTTATACCATTGAATAATGATTTGTTAGACTATGCTGCAGGATGGCAGATGAATCTATCAGTAGTGATTCCATCATGGACCAACTGTCCTATCCCTAAAAATATATATACAGCTTATAGTCAGGTGACAGATCCTGATACATTTCAATTTAATAGTATAACTTTCTTTTGTAATGGAGTTCAGTGGGATGTTCAGACAGCTGCTACAACATTTAGCATTGCTAATTTTGTATATTTCTGTAATTCTAATGATAATTCTTCTAACTTTACTCAATACGGTACATACTTTGACAATGGAGATAACAGGGTAAGACTAGAGATGCCTTATCATGTGTACAATACTTTTTGCCCTAATGGAGAAGTGACTTTGGAAATAACAGCAATATAAACAAAATGCTTAATTGATATAATATAGTTATGGCATATAAGAATACAGGTGAATTTAATGTATTGTATCCTACTCGTAGGAGGATGGCTAATATCTTAAAGAGAATTTTAAGGAATGATATTGTAGAGAACAATGGTACACTAGTAGAGTCTATTAGAATCAATGCTAAAGTAACAGGATTTGGTAGCTTAGAGATTGAGATAGTAGCTATGTATTACTTTATCTTTTTAAATAATGGAGCTTTCTTATGGAATGGTGGAGTAATTACTCCTAGAGATTATGTAAATACTTTTACAAGAGAGCTAGCAGCTGCAGGTATCACTAATGAGATTTATAGTCAGTATGTAGAATGGATAACTAAGAACTATCCTATCTTAGAGGTAGCTGAGATATTAGAAAGTGATCAGAGACTTACATATACATTCTATGCACTAGATCCTCCTGCAGGATTTACTCCTAACTATCCATTAACTGTCTAAAGTCTTTTTCATTCCTAAGATATTAAAGACTAATACTACTGACATATCTAGGATATCATTGAACTTACTTAGGTCATCATTGCATAGAGCCATGATAGTAGATTCCCATGCAAATTTCTGTTTTTCCTGTTCTCTCTTCTGCTCTTTAATCTCCTCAGCATCTTCTAGCACCTCGTCATCAGTCACTACATCAGTGAGTAAATTAGTATAGGTATTAGTAAAGTTCTCTCTATACTTAATGTACTCAGGGATTAATCCATAAACATCAGTAATAGGATATTCTAAATACCAATCTAATCTATCTCTAGGACTATACTCATAAGGCTCTATAATGTCATCACCATAAACATTCTTAGATGTCCTCCTGTACAGCAATGCTAAGATGTGGCAGAAGTGGTCTAGGTAGTTATTAGAGAAGTAATGCTCTAGGTCTATAAATTCTCCTAGACTTAGCTTAGTGAATGGCTTAAGTACATAATTATCTAGCTTATTTTTATATCTTCTAGATGGCTCTGACTGTATCCATTTAATCTGCTTAGTCAATTCCCCTAGCTCATCTATATCTAGGTCCTCAAAGTCAGAGATATTGCTATCTGTTAAAGCAGAAAGTACATCAATCTGATATTTAAACATTCCATCCTCACTGCTCAGACTCCTGATCTCCAGGAACTGCTCCACTGATATCTGATTCCACTGCTTTGGTAGTTTGTGATTCTGCATGGTTAGTAATTTTATAAGTTACAAAGGTAAGATAAGGGATAGCTATATCTGCTTTAAGTTTACTAAATAGTTTAGCTTTGTGTTTAAGATGTGCAGGATCATAATGCTCAGTATTAGATAGGTCAGTTCGTTTAAACATTAGAGCCATGATATCTGAGATATATTCTTTATTATCTTTCTTAACAATCTTTTCAACAATCCTACTATCTTTAACTGATAACTTCATCTCTGCCTTATAAGTATAGCCCTCTAGCTCTATCTCTTCAACAGGATCTTTCTTCTCATAGTTATTATTATTGAACTCTTTAACATTAGCTAAGAACAGGTCAAAGTCTACATCCATCTCATCCTCTGTAATGCCTAAGTACTCAAAGACTTTGCAGTGTTTCTCTAGAGTATCATACTCATCATTGTTATGGATAGCAGATATCTTTTGGAACTGCTCCAATGTTAATTCATCCATCTTAGATGGGATCTCTTTACCGAATAATTCTATCATAATTTTTAATTTTTGAACAAATATAAAAAAAATATAATATAGTTATGACTAAAGATATACCAATCTATAAAATTACTATAGAGCCTGAGTACTCAGATGGTGAAGAGTTAGGGATTGAGCAGATAGCTTTCACCTCTACTCCTGCTATTGTTACTAAAGGTATGGCATTTGATGAGCACAAAAAATTGTTTTTCTCAGATGACCTAAAGTATAGAGTAGTAGCACCTGCTATGATTCCTATGGAGATATACAGGAATGATGAGAATGATGAAGAGTATTATGTACAATTTACAGCTGAGACTATTGAGCAGATACATTCTAAGTTTATGCAGGACCTTACTAATCGTAATGTGTTTAACCTAGAGCATGATACTGATAAGACTGTACCTGCTTATGTACTTGAGGCATGGATAGTAGAAGATCCTAAAAAAGATAAAGCCTACTCAAGCTATGGTATTGAAGTACCTAAAGGCACATTAATGGTAACAGCTCAGGTAACTGATAAAGATTACTATAATGAGCTAGTAAAGAATGAGCAGATAGGTTTCTCTATTGAGGGATTCTTAGGCTTAAAATTAAGTAAACAATTAAATAAATATAATATGAAGTTACCTGATGGAGAACATCTAATTGAGGGCAAAATCTACATCGTAGTAGATGGAGAAGTTACTGAGATAAAAGATGCACCTGTTGTTGAAGAAGAAGCAATGACAGAAGAGATTGCACTAGAGACAGTAGTAGAAGAGGAAGTAATTGAGGAGACACCTGCCACAGAAGAGATGGCTATTGATCCTACTGCTGATGCTGAAGCTATCTTGGCTATAGTACAACCTGTAATTGATGAGCAAATCAATGCTATTATAGCAATGATAGCTGATCTAAGAAATCACATGGAGGAAGTAATGTCTGAGGGTGAGGAAGTAGTAGAAGTAGAAGCTACTAAGTTATCACACCATGATAAGTTTAGTATGGTAAGTAAATTTTTAAACAATAACTAATAAATAAAAAAAAAACAAAATGAGTAGAAAATTAAAATTTGACTTGGACATTGATGCATCTGCATTATTACAAGCTAACAGTGAGGCATTTTATAGCCGAGCTTATTTGAATGAGGAAGTAGTAGACAACTATCGTACACTACCAGGTGTGAAATACACTACTAAAATTTCTAATGTTACCTTTGGACAGGTATTGCAGGCAGAAAATTGTGGATGGAATGCATCAACTGATGACCTTGCATCTGTAGAGATAACAGTATGTGGATTGTCTGCAATGGCAGAAATTTGTCAATTTTCACTAGAGCAGTCTTTTGTATCTTTACAAATGACTAAAGGATCTAATGGTGATTTCACTGTAGCATCTTTTATGGATTACTATTGGAATGAGATGTCTAAGACTATTGCTGAGAACATTGAGAAATTACGATGGTCAGGTGATACTGATTCAGGTACTGCTGCTTTAGCTTTATGTGATGGATATAAGAAGTCATTAGTAGCTGATTCAGCTAATGTAATTGAAGTAGGTGGAGCTACACCTCCAGCTATTGATCCAACTAATGTACTTGCTAAATTAGCTTTAGTATATGCTGCTATCCCTGCTGCTGTAATTGCTAATCAAGAGGAGTTACGAATCTATGTATCTGCACCTGTAGCTACATCTTATCGTGCTGCTGTTGCTGCATCTAATACACAAGCTAACTTGACTCAAGCTCTAGACTTTTCTTATCTTGGAATAAAAATGGTACTTTGTCCTGGAATGCTTGGTCTATCTACAATCGTGGCTTCACCTAGAGGTAATTTCTTATATGCATTTGATGCAGAGGGAGATGGTAAAGCATTAAGAGCTATCAATTTAGCTGATACTGTAGCTGAGCCTGTTATCAGAACTCGTGCTAATATGAAAGTAGGATTTACTCATGTTAATGGTAATGAGATTGTATTCTACAACTCTGCATCTTAATTAACTAATTTATAAATCTAAGGGAGTGAAAGCTCCCTTTACTTAAAACATATACAATGAGCTGTGAAGCATTAATTTCAATCGAGAAGCCCTGTGATAATAATACAGGAGGAATAAGAACAGTATGGATCTGCCAACAAGAGAATGTAACTGCTGCTACAGTAACTGCAAACGAGTGGACAGTATCTACATTGACATTAACAGCTAATGCTAATGTCTATGCTATCAATAGAAATACAGGTAACTATACAGAAGAGACTGCTCAAGATTTATTGAGTGGATCTACATTAGTTACTCAGACTATTACTTTAATGTTTAATAGAAGAGACAAAGATAAGTCAGAAGCTATCCATGTACTTGGATCAGGTCAGCAGTACTTAGCTGTATTTATATTAGATGCAAATGGCAAGTATTGGTACTTTGAGAATGTACAACTTACTGCAACAGGTGAGGGATCAGGTACAGCGAGAGCTGATGGATCTAAGTATTCTGTAACACTTTTAGCTGAAGCAGATCACTTGGCTTATGAGGTAACTGCAAATCAGATTGCAGGTCAAGCTGAGTTCCCCGATCCTACTCAAGCATAATCTTAACACCCTAATAATTAAAGCTCTGCATATTGTAGGGCTTTTTTTTTAAACATTTTTTGACCTTAATATAATATAGTTATATGATATACATAAAAAAAGATGAGGTCAATCAGATTATCCTTACTCTCACTGAGGTAAGTACACTGCCTACTCCTTATTATTTATTTGTTTTTCAGAATGAAATGGACAAGCTGTCTGCACCTATTACATTCTACACTG